ACTTTGAAGTTGAGAGATAATAATAGCCAATCGTCCGTGTGAGTTCTTAGTGTGTCTTACACGCTGAGAGTCCCTTAGTGCCATGTAAAAGGTATTAGCACATACAACAGTTACGTTAGTGGCACCAAAGCCTATAGGAGAGCTGCCGTCATGAGAAGTCAAAGCAGTTAAGTATCTTTTGTTATAAGATCCTCCGATTTTTACATCTTGTAGGGGGAACTGGTAATAGACTTTCTGTCCTTCTCCGAGCATACCACCTCTTTCACCTGAGATATTTACTCGAGCTGCTGCCTCAAGTAGCATATCTAGGATTTCTTCGTTCTGTGTAGGAACATACTTGGCTCCTACAATACCTAAACATCTGTTGTTGTCTGTTCTGAAGACTCCAAATGCTGGTGTTGGTTCTCCATCAGGACCAAACAAGGATTTCTTTTCTACTACCCAATTTGTTCTTGATGAGTTTAATAAATCTAGTTTATTCATAGTGCTGGTCGTTTAAATGTTTCGATAAATTTTGTTAGTTCTTCTAGTTCTTTGATTCTTCCTTGAATCTCACAGTACTCATACTCACTGTTCTGTTCAAGCTTTTTTACTTCAATTGTTCTTTCTTTAAGGTATTCTACTAGTTTACCTTTAAACTCGATATGACCTAAGGTCTCATAATCTTGCCAATTCATTTGTTTTTATTTAATCTATTTTAAGTTTTCTAGCCAAGCAATGTCGTCTGGATTGCTAGCCATAAGTATTTCGTTAATTCTTTTAAAGTGATCGCACGACCATTCTCCTCCTTGATATAATGCTGAGGCAGGATGAGGTGCTGTTAATACATGGTGGAATTTGTCATCAACTAGATGAGCAAACTTTAAAGCGTCTTTACCCCAGAAACAAAAGATTAAACCTGTAGTACTACTGCTTAAAGTCTTGAGTACTGCTTCGGTAAATTGCTTCCAATGTTCTAGGTGAGAACCTGACTTACCTTCTTCGATAGTTAAAGCTGCATTTAACATAAGAACTCCTTGCTTAGCCCATGATTCTATGTTCATATCTATGGGGAAGGAAAGTTCGTCTGGATAAATATCTTGTTTAATTCTACCGTACATAATCCTAAGAGAAGGAGGTACGTAGTCTCGGTGTCTAGGTGCGAAAGAAAGTCCACATGCTACTGGCTCACCCTTATGTCTGTTTGGATAAGGGTCCATACCTAATATAACTACACGGACTTTCTGAAAGGGAGTTAAATTAAAAGCCCTGAAGACTTCATCCCTTTTAGGAAAGATCTGTTTACTTGCTCTTTCCTTAGCGATGAAGCCCCCAAGGCTCTTAAAATACGGACTCTCTATTGTTTCTTTTAAATGTTGATACCAATCGTCTGGTATATCAATTAGTTTTTTCATTTTCAAGTTGTTCTAAGAAAACTCCATTAACTAGAGTTCTTCCTTTGTGACCCCATCCTGTTCTACCTTGAACTAAAATAATATTAGGATTCAATACAGTGTTGAGGAGTCCTGGGTAAGTTTTCTCAATCTCATTAAGTACTTTTACATACTGAGACTTATAAGACCCTATGGTCTCAAAGAAGTCTTTGTGCTTACCAATAGCGTGAATAATACTTGAGTGGTCTTTTGAGAGAAGCTCAGCAATCTTTGTGTAAGTGTAATAAAACTGAAGTCTTAGTATCGCTGAAAACTGGAATCTTGCGTCTACTAACTCTCTTCCTCTGCGTAAACGAACAAAGTCTTCTATGTTAACTTTGTGTACTTTACAGACAATAGAAAGAATAGACTGTTCTAGTTCATTGTATTTCTTCAGGTTTATTTTAGTTTCTTGTGACCTGTGAAATGTAGCCAATCTCTTTGCTGCTGCTTCTTCTGGGGTTGTTATTGCAACTCTCTTCTGGTAATAAGCTGAGTATTTAGTTTTACTCTTCATCCTATTCCAAACACCCTCTTGTACTAACGCCTCTACTTTCAAGTCTTTAAGCGCTAAGTCTAACGCCTCTTTTACAATATCGTGAACTGTTGGCATATTTCTATTAATTTTTCTTTTCCGTGTTCTTTATAAATATCACTAATGTCTTTACCTAAACTTGCATGATGATACAATACTGGTATATCGTACATCTCTGATATTTTCTTTGCTCCTTCTATTCCTGCTCTATCTGCATCAAACCAAATATAGATGTTATCAAACCTAGCTTTAAGAAGCTCATAAGCATTCTCTGAGATAGGAGTTGTTTCACTTCTAACAGCTACTGCATTTACTCCAATAGAATGTAAGGTCATCACATCTTTAGTTCCCTTAGTAATAATCAAGATACTTCCCTTATGTGGTAGCTGGGTGTAACCCTCAAGCATACCTCCAAAGAAGTTAGTTCTAAATTTTACTCTCTTATCTGCATAAGGACGATATAGTTTAAACTTATCTTTCTCTTTATACCGATAACAAGGATCAAAGTCATTGTTAATGTACCATATATTCTCTGCTATCCAAGCCTTCTCTACTCTTCGTACATCATAGAACTTAAGAATCTTCTCTGTTACTCCAAACTGAGACCAGTATTCTAAGTCTTTCTGATTGAACTTAGTTAGTTTTACTTTAATGGATGCAGGTTTTACTTCTGCTGGTTTGACTGTCTTAAGACTATCTACTTCTATTTTAAGTCTAAGCCTATCTTCTAGGCTAAAGTTCTTAAGCTGGAAGTCTGACTCAATCTTGTAGAGGATATCAGGATACTCATATCCTGTACTCATTTGAGCTATGTCTATGCAGTTATAGTGGATTTTTTCAGTAGCGTAGTCAATAAAGTAAAGATTACCTCCTTGACTCCACTTAAAGAAGCAAGTAGCATGCTTATCAGATCTAAAAGGATTCTTGTATTTCTTTCTTAGGTCTATTTTTTCACCGAAGTAAAAAGACATCAAGGTCTCTTGTCCTACAAGTTTGTACAGTGTCTGTACGTTAGGTCTGATTTCAATACTTGTTAAATCCATAACTAGGTTGATTAATAAAAAAGGGGCTACAAATGTAACCCCCTTTTTTAAAAATAGAATAGAATATCAAAAAGATTTAGAATATGCTGTCTACGTCTTCGCTAATAGGTGCAGTTGCTACATCACTACTATCCCAGCTCATAGCAGGTTCGTTAGAGAAAGGACTCTCTACTTCGTTGCTTTCAGGAGCATTGTTCTCAGTGTATTCTTTGAAGGTAAAGTTTCCATAGAAACTCTTAAAGCCATACTCACCAGTGATTTGCTTAGCTACGTAGTCAGTGATTTTACCACCTACGTTAACAAACACTTTAGTGCATACGTCTTGGTATTTACCGTCTTTAATACCTAACAATACTTTGATACCCATGTTAGCTTTGTTAAAGTGAGCAAAGAAGTCTACCAACTCATTACCCTTACCTTTAGCAATAGAACTCCAAGAGTCAAGTACGAATGGCTTTTCTTTAGGGGAGATGTTACCGTAAGCCTTAAGCAAAGAGTAAACTGACTCTTCACCACCTTTAGCTTCACGTGCACTTCTCAAGTCCATTCTACGAGAAGGATCCAAAGCAGATTGTGCATCGCTCAAGTCAGCCAAGTTAAGAGCCCAAGAGGTTCTTGTAAAGTTGTCAATGAATTGTTTCTTACCTGCTTGTGAGGTACGAGTATCGTTATTAACCCACAAAGAGAATTTACCACGCAAATCTGTTTTGAAATCTGGATGGTTTACATACCAGAAGTCTAGACGCATTCCGTTTTCTCCTTCGTAGTTAGGTTCTTTAATTTTATCTTCATCAATTCCCAAAAGTGCAGCAAGTGCTTTAGTACTTGGGTTTACAGCAACGATTTGAATAGGAGCAAATCCTGTGTACATTTTCTTGCCTGATGAAGGCTCTCTGGTTTCTAATTCTTCGAATTTCATAATTTTTTGTCTTTAAGTTTGTTTGTTTTATTTTTTTGTTGGTACTTCTTCTGCGTAATAAGTGTCAATTGCTTGACATACAAGGTTTAAGTCATTTGGAATTAATGTATCAGCAAACATATCCATAGGGCTTTTCGCTGGATAGTTTCTAAAACGGTTGGTTACAAAATGATACGTTGCCTTCTCGTCTTTGTCCTCACCTACGTGAGTATAAAGAGCGATAGTAAACAATCCCTCGAGTACAATTTGGTTGTCCAATGCTTTACCGATAGTCTTAATCTTCTGACCTACGATATGTCCATCATCCTCTATGTTCTCTGAGTGAGTGATGTAGAATACTTTAAGGTCATTACGAAGTTTACGAGCTGTAGTAAGCATGTTGGTTACATCCTTAGCTAAGTTTACAAATTTACCGAAACCTACTTCGTTGGCTTTCTTCATCATAAGGAAAGACATAGAGTAGATAGCATCATCCATAATTACATTTTTGATGTGTGGTGCTTTATCGCTGATTTGTTGTAACAAAGCTGTGATTTGAGCGATCTCATCTACTTCCATGTAGTTCTTTGACTCAGTGTTGTAGAGTTTCTCTGCTCCTTTGAAAGGCAATTCTTTCCGTGCTACGTTGATGATAAAGGTTTCTTTGGGATCTAAGGTCCTGATAGAGGTAGATTTACCTGTACCTGAAGGGCCTACAATTGCGATTAGTTTGCTTGACATATATTTATTTTATTTAATTTATTTGGTTTCTTCGATTTCGTCTATTTGGTCTATGATATCATCTTCTGTGTTCCATCCAAAGTTGCCTACAAAGTGTATTGCAGCAGTGAAACAGTTCTGAAGATCTTTCTCAGGGTCAGTCAATAACTCTTCTCTCATGTCTTGATTGTTGTAAAGTTCTGAGGAGAGCCACATCAAGAAGTTATCTTCTTGTTCTATGGTCCATGTGTGCTTCTCATACCATCCATCTTCTTTGAAGTCGATAGTGGTATAGTCTACGTTAATAACGTCACACATCTGTTTGATTATTCTAGTTAAATACGGGTTCTGTTGTTCATCCATTCTTTGTTACATTTTTAAAAATCGTTCGTAATGATTGCCTACTGGGTTATTCATATCCTGTGGTCTTGGTAGCTCTTGGAATTCTCCGTTAGCTCCATTAAAATAAAGTCCTATGCTTGAGTTTTCTAAGCCATAGTAACGATCTTTAAGGAATTTAAGTGAGCGATACTTGTTACCTAAGATACTGACGTCATACCCATTATGAGTAGCAATGTTGTATCTAGCAGGGCTAAATAAACCAATGACAATTTCGTAGTCTTGGTGTACACCTTTGTTGATGTGGAGTTCCTCCATTGATGGTTCTAGTTTCTCTTCCATCAATTGACCTTTGTAGGTGTAAGTCTGTTTCTCTGATGCAGGTGTCTGCTGATGTACGATTACGTTAATCATCTTGTAACGCTTAGAGAATACCTCTAATACGTAATCCTTAACCATAAAGTCAAAGGTTTGATAAGATGACAACTTAATCTTAGTGTCAGGAGCAATCTCATTAGATAAGAGACTGATGTGGTCTAAAATAAAAAATACCCAGGTATCATCTGATTTATACTTGTAGCCTGTGATTAACTTCTTACCGTCTTCGAGTTCTTTGTATGTGTGCTCTCCGACTTCAGGGTTATCAAAATAAGCCCTAATATATTTAGACATACCCGTAGGGTTTCTAATGTAATCAATTACTTCTACGATCTCTTGTAGGTTATAAATGAATCTTTCAGCATCTTTAACCTTAGCCATAAGATCGTTAGTCATAGTGTAATTACCGATAGACTTTAGTTGTTGTACGCTAATAGTTATCCTGTGCTTCTCATACATAAAGATTGAAATAAAGGATAACCAGAAGTCTGTAGCACTTTCTTCTAGGGCAAAGTAGAAGATTTTAGGTTGTATAGAACTTTTGTTTAAACGTACTTGCTTGTAGATGTTTAAGATAGTCATGTATTTAGCAAACTTTGACTTACCTACACCTGATGCAGCTGTTAAACAAGTAATAGAACCTTTAGTAAATCCTCCGTAATACTCTCCTAGTCTAGGAAATGGAGGAGGGATAGAAGTTAATCCCCCCTCTTCCTTCACTAGTTTATTACGTTCAATCTGCCCAATTAATTGTTCAAACTCCATAATTACAAGATTTGATGACTATTATAGGCTGGACCTGTGCCATTCTTTAACTCCTCACACCATTTGGCTAAGTCGCTTTGGTCTACGCCATCTATCTTTTTGTAAATAAAGTAACCACACTCTCTAATGAATCTGATGTTTCCTTGAGACTTAAGTGTACTTATATAGAGATCTGTTGCTTGTGCTATCTCCTCAAGAGTATAGTCGTACTCACTTAGAAACTTGATTAAGCGTTTTACTACGCTAGACTTATCTGTGGTCTTACCTGATACTCCTAGATTCTTAGCACTGAACTTACCTATAAACTCGCCTAACCAAGTAGCAGAGATAACAATGTCTTTCTTTGCTGATGGTTTGTTGACATGTTTGGTAGCAAGTGACTCAATTACAGAAGATTTGGGAGCAATCAATTCTCCGATAGATTTAGAAAAGTCTAAATCCTCTAGTGCTTTAGGTGTCCAACTATAAGTAGTGCCGTTATGCAGAAGTTTCTCTTCGTAAATCCATTTGTCGATCATCTTCTCCTTCTGCAGTAGTGCCCAGAGTACTTCGTAAAACGTCTTCTTCATTGGTTGGTTTGATTAAAGTAAAGTTTACACCCTTAAAGATTTCCTGTGAATTAATCTTTATCGGGTCTACAAAGATAAGGGATTCATCAACTTTTTCCAAGTCTTCCATCCACATTTTTTTCATAAAAAGAAAGTCTGGATGTGACTCCAGACTCTCTCCATAATGTTCTATTTCCATAGATTAAAGTTTGACAATTTCCTCGAAAGGAACTTCTCCAGCTTTGCAATCTTTCATCATCGTCTCAATGAATTGTTGCTCATCTTCAGGTACGTTAAAGATGCTTTCGCACTCATAACAATAACTGTTAAGTAACAAATCATTTGTAACGTGAATGTTCTCACC